CAGTTCAAGATGCATCAGTTCACAAAGAAGGATGGAACCCCAGTAGGCCCTGTGTTCCTAGATTGTCAGATTACTATGGAACCGCCTGAGGGGGCTAAGAAGGAGGAGGAAAAGAGGATTGCCCACTATGGGCTGGGTAGTACTGCACACCTTACCTATCAACCGGACCCGGCCACAAAGGGTAAGACTCTTACCTTAGTTCCGGGGGGTCCTCAATCCCCAATGTACGAGGGCTCTAACTTCCAAATGCTGGTAAAGAGCCTACATGATACAATCACCTTCCCTGATGATTTTAGCGGGGATGACCTTGGCTTCCTTGAAGGTCTGGTAGCTCGTATGCAGGGTATTCCTGAACCTGATAGCAGGGCTGAATTTAGGGCGGCTAAGAATGCACTGGCTGAGGTAGCCCAGGCCCCATCCAAGCCCAAGAAGATTATGGTGGTAGCAGAGGTTATCTCGGCTCCCTGGCAGACTGGGAATGCAGTAACCTCCGCAGCTAAATCTACTGGTAATGGACTGCCCAAACCACCCACCCCCAAACCCACCCAGCTACCATTGATTCCTCCATCCGAGGATGTGGATATCCCCAGCAAAATAGCGGGAATGTTGGAAGCTAACCCTAATGGTATGGCCCGTGCAGCCCTCCGCATGGGAGTATTCAAGGATGTCCGTGGTCTTCCAAACGGGCAAGCTCTCATGGATCAGTACTTTGGGTCCGATGATACCCTCAATGCCCTCCTTAACGAGTGGGGGTATAAGCTGGAGGCTGGTAACGTAGTATTAGTTTAACTTATGGAGGGGGCCTAAAAACCCCCCTCAAATAGGGTCTGTATTAAGTACACACCACAAAATGACTATTTTAGATATCACCACTCCACTCACTTTACCCCCCTCTAAAACCCCCCGCTCAGAGGGCCTACATGTATCCAATATTATCCGCTCTCTGGCGGTTGAGGTAGGCTTCCTGGATAAGAAGTGGGTAGAAGACCTTAGCCTTGTGGATGCACGGGAGATCACTGACCCCAACGTGATACTTAGGATGCGGATAGGGTTAGCCTGGGAAGAACATTTGATCCCTACTCTTGAAGGAGTAACTGACCACCCCGGCGAGATCCTATTGCAGGGAGTATATATGTCTCCTGATGGTGAATCAGTTGATAGAGTCCTATTAGGGTCTAGGGGGTTCGAGTTAGTAGTGCATGAGGTAAAGAGCACTTACAAAAGTGCCAAGCACAATTTGAAGACCCAATGGCTTTGGCTAACCCAGCTAAAAGCATATTGTAAGGGGCTAGGTACCCGCTTTGCTCGTATCTATATACTTTACATCTGTGGGGACTACAAGTACCCCATAGCCCCAATCTACCAAGTGTATGAGATAGAGTTCACCCAGGAAGAAATAGATACCAACTGGACTATGCTGATAGATTATTCGGCATACAGATTAAATTTTAATGATGAGATTACTTTATGATTATTGCCTGCCAGAATTGTGGGTTAGAATTTAAGACTAGATTATCTTTAGTAAAAAGGGGGAATAAGTATTGCAGTAGGAAATGTCAGGGAGAATGGAAAACAGAAACACAAGCTATGACCCCTGAAAGATTCTGGAGGCTGGTAACTAAAACAGAAACATGTTGGTTATGGAAAAGGTGTCGGGTAGGGAAAGGTCAGTATGGGGTATTCAGATCTCACGGAAAGGATACAAAAGCGCATAGGTACTCATATGAAATAACATTCGGACCTATACCAGAGGGTTTGTCTGTACTCCATAGATGCGATAACCCACCCTGCGTAAATCCATCCCATCTATTCCTAGGTACAACATTAGATAATATGCAGGACTGTGCCTCTAAAGGGAGGAGGCCAAAGGGCGAGGGTACTTGGAACTCCAAATTAACAGAAAAAGATGTTATCAACATGAGAATCCTTTATAAGGGGGGATGGTCTGCTAAAAGACTGGCTACGCTATATGGGGTTGTTCCGTCAGTAGCGGGGGATGCGGCACGGGGTAAGACTTGGAAATACATTAGTCAACATATGGGGGAAATGTGACCCCCATCAGGAACGACGGTTTTACCCCCATATCGGAGTTCAGAACTCCCTTCAGGTTAATGGTGGGAATTGAGGGACTTCCCGACACTGGTAAAACTGAGTTCTGTTTCACAGCCCCCCCAAGCATAGGGGTCTTAGCGGTAGACCGGGGGTATGAGCATATTGTAGCTAAGAGCAATCCCCCTGTTACCAGACAGAAGGACATCCAACTTAAGACCTTTGCTATTCCACTACCGGGGCAGGTAGAGCAGCCTGTATACCTCCAGATGTGGAAGGAGTTCTATGACAGTTACCAAAAGGCTATTGCCAGCCCCTCGTTTAGAACAATCATCATTGACGGCGACAGCGATTTATGGGACCTCCAGCAATTAGCAGCCTTCGGAAAGATAACTCAGATCCCCCCCATAATGCGTACTGAAGTCAATGCTTCCCGCCGCCGTATGATTGGCCGAGGGTTTGACTCTGGTAAGAACATTATCTTTACCTACCGCGTGGGGGCCGAGTATGAAAAGGTGATCCATACCGGCTCCAAGGGAGAGCCCATATCCGTAGATGAAAAGACAGGGGATTACAAGCGAAAGGGATTTGGAGAGCAAGACTTCCTTGTGCAGGTCCAGCTTCGGGCTCTTTTCAACCCGGCCCACCAGAACCGTAACAAGCATGGTATGACTGATTGCTTTGGTATCCGCATACTGAAGTGCAAACCAGATCCAGAGCTTATAGGGATGGAGTTATGGGGGCCTGAGGCTACGTTCTCAGGATTGGTGCAAGCTATTTATCCAGGGACAAGTTTGCGGGAGTGGGGTCTATAATTGTGATCCTTGTGGACCGGCGCGTAGGCTCTGTAGAGCTTGCCCCATACCTCCGCAATCTTGGTATGACCGTACAAATAGAAACCCTCTCTGCGGGGGACGTGTGCTTCGAGGGTAAAGGCCCAGAGGGCAACATCATGGTGGGGGTGGAGCGCAAACGGACCAATGATATCCTCTCCTGCATTGATGATGGCCGCTTTTCTGGATTCCAACAGCCTGGGATGATGGAAGATTACCACCGCAGGTTACTTATCGTAGAGGGCCTATGGAAGCCCTCCGCTACCGGACTAATTCTAGAGTACAAAGCTGGGACGTGGATACCAATAGGGGGCCGAAGGGTACTCTACGATAAGCTATTTGGATTCCTGCTCAGTGTGCAGCAAGTAGCAGGGACGGTATATGTGCGGTCAGGTGACATTCAGGAGACTGCATACCAGATCAAAGTTATATACCAATGGTTCCAGAAGGAGTGGGGGAACCATACTAGTATGTCCCAGCCTCAGAACATTATTGTCCCATCATTCGAGAAGCCCTCGTTTGAGCGTAAGTTTGCCTGCCTCATTGATGGTATTGGAGTGAAGAGAAGCAAGGAAGTGGTAGATCATTTTAAGAACGTGCCCAACATGGTACACGCGGAGGAGCAGGATTGGATGAAAATTAGCCGGATAGGAGTACCCACTGCAATTAAGATTGTAAGACAAATACGCGGTGTAAAACTATGACAGAGTCGATAGGTATTCTAGTATGTGTACTAGTTATTATAGGTATACTTATCTGGAGAATAATCTTGCTGGAGAGAGGGATAGCTCAATTAAATGATAGGGTAAAAGAACTCGAAGGAACAGATTGATAAGTGGGAATGATGGATCGCTGTGCCCTATGCCCAGGCTCCTCCAGGCAAGTGCCCGGTTACGGACCAGAAACTTGTGACTATTTCTTCTTACTAGAAGCCCCTGGAAAAGATGAGAACAGAATCGGTATACCTCTCATGGGTAAGACAGGTCAGGAGTTCCATGAACATTATCTACCATTGTCCGGTATCTCAGCTTCCAATATATTTAAGGATAACGCCGTTAGTTGTCTCCCCCCAGGGGACGGTAAACTGGACCCCTCCAACCCCAAGCATGCAGCCCTCATTAAATGCTGTGCTGAGCACCATGTATATGAAGAGATCAGACGGAGGAAGCCAAAGCTAATAATCCCTATGGGTGGGGTAGCGGCTACACTTATCCCCGGCCTGGACCTAGATGTACAATACGCCTTCCCGCTCATTTGGGACGTGCCGGGGGTAGGAGAACATACCATATTCCCAAGCTTCCATCCAGCGCTTGGAATTCACAGCCCCAAGGAAATGGGCCGTCTGCGGAACACCTTTATCCGGCTCCGCAAATACCTAAAAGGGGAGTTAGTCATCCCCCAGGACAAGTACCCAAACCCTGATTTCGGGTCTGTATTAAATACAAGCAGTGCCATAGATGAGTATATTCAACAGGATACAGAACGTAACATGGCCCTCGATACAGAGATAACACGTAATGGTACTCCATTTTGCCTTACCTTCTCAGTGCGCCCAGGCACGGCTAGACTTATCCAGGCCGGAGACAGTTGTGCTTTGGGTAGATTGGCTTGGTGGATACAAAGGTGGAAGGGTCGTATACTGCTACATAACAGACTGTTCGACCGGCCCATCCTTAAGTGGATGGGGGTGCCAGTACCCCATCATCTGATTATAGACACCATGGCTGAAGCCTATCATCTAGGGAATATGCCACAGGGCCTAAAGACCCTAGCCTACCGCTTCCTAGGGGCAGAGATGCAAAGTTTCGACGATCTTGTGCGCCCCTACTCTACTTATAGAGTGCTGGAGTACTATGCTAAGGGGCTACAGGAAGAATGGAGCAGGCCCCCTGAAGAGTGTATACGGGATACCAAAGGGGAGTGGAAAGGGTATAAACCCCAATCATTTGGGACTAAGCTGAAGCGGTTCTTTACGGATCTTGCGGCTAATCCAGACCTGGATGTGTTTGATAGATGGGGAAACTGGGAAATGCACCATGAAGAGATAGAGGCTAAGCTTGGTCCCTATCCTGGTAAGTGCATATCCCATACTCCCTTAGAGAAGATACTGCCCTATGCTTGTCAGGATGCGGCCCGCACACTAGAGCTATGGCCAATACAAGAGCGGGCAGAAAGGTTAGTAAGGAAAAGGAGCGCATATGAGTGGTACTAGAAAGGTTATAGCGTGGAAAGCACTTCCCCCTAGAAGTCCATTAGGTCTATGTGTTTTATACGCCCTAGCATTGGATAAGATAAAAGCCCCTCAATGGGCATGGGGGGCATATGGGGTGGTTGTGATTATAAGTTGGGTAACCTACTTTGTGTCCTTATACCAGACTAAAGAAATAGATATATGGGGGGATAAGTGACCTTCAAAGAATTTGATGATTTCCAAAGGGCTCTTTTCACTGAAGTTGAAGTTATGAAATCCTCAAAGGGAAAGGAATATGCAAACAGTGAAGACCGCTTTGCAAACTTCAATCGGCTAGCAGATGAGCTAGGGCTCAAGAATTATCAGGTAGGGTGGGTGTATACCAAGAAGCACCTGGATGCTATAGCCCACTACTGTAAGGTAGGGCATACAGAGAGCACTGAGAGTATCCGGGGCAGGTTTGTGGATGCTATCTGCTATCTTACCCTTATGGCTGGAATGGTGGAGGAAGCCCCAGAGGTAGATACTATAACTTAGGGGAGGAAGCATGGATACAAAAAAATGTTCCAATCTTACCTGCGGGCTAGAATTTACACCCAAAGTTTCCTTTCAGAAATTTTGCTCATTCAATTGCAAAAGACTACAGAACAGGAGGGATTGGGCACCCCTCCACAGAGAGCAATTAAGGGATAGTGTAAATCGGCACTATTGGAGAAATAGAGCAGCAGAATTAGAAAGGAATAGAAAAAGGTATAAGGATAAAGAAAGAGAAAGGAGTAGAAAATATGCAAAGAACAATCCTGATAAAGCATTGGTCAGAGCCCGAAGGTACAATAATACTACATGGGGAAAGATAATAAATGGAGAGAGAACTAGGAGGCACGGGAACATTTATGCTAAAAACTACACCCTAAGGAAGAAAACATCTACACCAGCATCAGAGGCCCTAACTAGACAAGATTGGGATAATCTAATAAAAGAATACAAAGGGGCTTGTGCCTACTGCGGTCGCATTAGTAAGCTAACCCAGGATCATGTAATCCCAATAAGTAAGGGTGGAAAACATATAAGAGATAATGTAGTACCAGCCTGCTTTAGTTGTAATAGAAAAAAAAGTAATTTACCTCTTGGAGTTTTCCTATCCAGAATGGGCATATGCGGTTAGCAGGGGGTGTCAGAATACTTGACCGCCCAAGTATGCTCAATATACGTAGGCTGGATAGCAACAGTATGCCGTGGGTGGAGGCAGCCTCCTACTATGGGATTCAGGTAGACCCGGATCATTTCACTAAGTTAACCAAAGAGCTTACAGATGAAATGGAGTCCCTTACCGCCGATGTACAGAAAATGGTTGGAGAATATTGCAATCTTGATTCACCAGAGCAAGTATCCAATCTCCTATTCAAGAAACTAAAGTTAAAGCAAGCTCGTAGGAAGATGACTAAGAGCGGGGATCGAGAGGCTGCCGATAGTGAAGTATTAGATGCCATAAAACATGACCATGAAGTCATTCCCTTAATTTTAGACTATAAGGAGGCTTCAAAATTAAATGGCACATACTGTAAGCCGATCATAGAATTGGCTAAAAAGGCTCCAGATGGCACATACAGGTTATATCCCAACTTCAAGTATACACGTATTCCAACGGGTAGATTTGCCTGTGAGGAACCAAATCTATTAGCTATACCTGCTCATGGCAGGCTCATTGTAATTTGTGGGCATTGTGGATTAAAATTACGGGAATTTGATAAGAAGCCAGAGCTACCACAATTCCTAAAGGCTCACCCCAGATGTCCCAGTAACCCTCAGCCTTTTAAGTTTGCATCCCGTAAGTGGTCTGAAAGACTGCGGGCCGGATTCATTACACGTTCCGGCTGGGTACTGATAACTTGTGACCTTTCTCAGATCGAACCAAGAGTAGCCGCCCACCGCTCTAACTGTGAAGCTCTCATAAAGGTTTACCTAAATGATGAGGACCTATACTCTGATTTTGCTATAACAGCTTTCCACCTGGAAGATAGCCGCTACCGGGATGAAAAAGGTAAGTGGAAGTATCCCCACGTAGATAAAGAGGAGCACCGCTTCCCCGCTAAAACCTGTACCCTTGCCAGCCTCTATGATGTTACCGGCTCAGGGCTCCTCGCACAGATGCCAGTGGGTAAGGGTTGGACGGAGAACAAATGCCAGGACCTAATCAACAGTTTCTACCTCAAGTACCCAGAGCTTCTGCGTATGCGGAAGATAGACCATGCGCGGGCAAGACAGAAAGAGATGGTCTGGGATCTCTTCGGGAGAGTGTTACATACCCCAGGAGTGAAGAGTGTACTGCCTTGGGTGGTAAGCTCTACTCTGAGGGAATTAGCCAACCATCCTATCCAAGGTACAGCGTGTGGGGTGCTTAAGCTCTGTATGGCAGAAACCCATCAGATATGGGAGCAGGCTAGGTTACAGGAGGTTATACATCCCCTGCTACCTATCCATGATGAACTACTGTACGAGGTACGAGAGGATCTTGCGGAGGAATGGATAGGGATGATTCAATCAGTAATGGAGAGGAGCTTACCAATGCTAGTACCAATCAAGGCTAGTGGGGGATCTGCTAAGAACTGGGGTCTTCTAGATAAATAAGCTATGTCTTAAAAAGAGGGTACTTATCAGTAGTCTTAATCCAGTGGGATACTGATGTATACTCATCTATAATTTCTGGGTCCGATCTATGGCCATACCCTAACCCCTTCTCTAACCTCTCACACTCATCAGCGGCTCTACTCAAATGAGTACATACATAATTCCAAGACTGTGCTTGGGAATCTCCGGATTTAGAATGCTTTGACCACACATCCACGAATATACAGTATAGACTCCAAAGAGTCACTCTGGGTCCAATCATTTCCAGCATAAATAAAACTAGTCTTTTAAGAATTATACGTAGTAAGCTCATATTAACCATCCATTTTAGTAGCCAGAGTGGGGATCGAACCCACATACCCGAAGGTGATGGATTTTAAATCCATTGCGTCTGCCAAGTTCCGCCATCTGGCCATATCTAATTCCACTTCTCTTTCCACTCCCTACAATTTGACTGAAACTTACCCCACTCCAAGGGGTAATGGGATTGTAGAAAATCCCTAATATCCTCGGGGTTAGTTGGGTGTAATCCCCAGATAAAGATTGCCTTATATAAGCAGGGTAGGAGATAGATTACCTGCCCAATTGTGAACCGTACTCCTACTAAATATCTAACCATTATGGTAGCTCCTTGCCCCCTTATACCTTCTCTCTGACCCTTCCCTGTCCCGTTTCTTCTCCCTGAAATAGGCCGCATGTCCGGGACAATACACCTTAGAGTCCGTGCGGTCATCCCCGCAGGTAATACACTTACCATCCCGCTGTAGCCGTAGCTGACGCCGGTACTGCTTGGTTATAGGGAGATTGGTGAATTCATCATTGATTATTCTAGGCATAAGAATAGGGTCTGTATTTAGTACAGACCCCTTTTTGGTAGCCCCTCTTTGAATTGAACAAAGGACCCCCCGATTATGAGTCGGATGCTCTAACCACTGAGCTAAGGGGCCAATCGCTAAGCAGCCCCCAGTTTGGCCTTCAGAGCTTCCCTCTCCTCTGCCAGTTTCTTAACAAGCGCCAAATCTTGGACTCGGAACCAAGAATATATGTAACCACTCCAGTGTAGCCCCAGTCAAATTCTAGGATACCAGAGGTTTGCCTATTTGTCAAGCTACCTTAGATAAAATCCAGGGTTTAGGGTCTGTATTTAATACGGGCCGTTCTTGGGCCTTTGGGGTACGGACTGCAATCCACCGCCCGTTCCTATCCTCAACAAAGGTAAGGATAGTATCCCCCGCAACCGGCACAGTAACGGGGGTCATGATCTTCTTCGAGTTCAGCATAATGACCTCCACAGCCATATTCTACCCTAGGAATTGCATGGATAGCAAGAGTTAAATGATCTCCAAACAACTTGACAAATAGGCAATATATGGTATGATGGAAGTGTAAGTAAGCAAAGGAGAAACAATGGATATATCCACCAAGCCCCCTGATCCATTTTCCAA